ATATAAGCTTGTGGCGACCGCCACGCCGAGCCCAAACAGATATAAAGAGCTTATCCATTACGCAGGGTTTCTCGACCTTATGGACACGGGGCAGGCACTTACACGCTTTTTCAAACGCGATTCTACAAAAGCTAACAACCTGCAGCTCTATCCGAGTATGGAGCGTGAATTTTGGCTCTGGGTTGCGTCGTGGGGGCTGTTTCTAAGCTCGCCCGCCGACCTTGGACTCGATGCGACGGGCTACGATTTACCGCCGTTTGAAGTCCGTACACATGTCATAGACGACGACATGGAAAACTTGCCCGCCGACCGTGACGGACAGTTCAAGCTGTTGAGAGATACCGCGACATCGTTATCTGAGGCGGCACGGGAAAAAAGCTCAAGTATATTGGCGCGAGTAGCGAAAGCGAAAGAGCTGATAGACGAAGCAAGCCCCGACGAGCATTTCATTTTATGGCACGACCTCGAAGCGGAACGTCATGCGATTAAAAAGGCTATTCCCGAAGCTGTCGACATTTACGGCAGTATGGACTATGACGAACGCGAACGCCGCGTTATTGACTTCCAAGAGGGCAAAACAAGGATATTCGCCACAAAGAAGAGCCTTTCCGGCTGCGGGTGCAATTTTCAGAAATATTGCCACCGTGCGATATTCGTCGGTATTGACTATGAGTTCAACGATTTTATTCAGGCAATTCACAGAATACACCGCTTCTTGCAGACCGAAAAGGTGATTATCGACATAATCTATACCCAAGCGGAAGAAGAAATCTGGGAAGCGCTGCGCGAAAAGTGGAAAAGGCACGACGAATTAGCGCAGAAGATGTCCGAAATCATCAAAAAATACGGCTTGTCATCTCCGCATATCGCCGAGCAGCTGAAAAGAAGTAAAGGAGTCAAAAGAGTGGAAATCAAAAGAGAAAGGTTCACGGCCGTGAATAACGACTGCGTTGACGAGACACGAAAAATGCCCTCTGATAGCGTCGGACTGATTCACACGTCAATCCCATTCTCCAATCATTACGAATATACACCGTCATACAACGACTTTGGGCATAACGCGACAACGAGACAGTTCTTTGAGCAAATGGACTATCTCACGCCGGAACTGCTTCGCGTGTTACAGCCCGGCAGAGTCTGCGCGGTTCATGTCAAAGACCGCGTTCTCTTCGGCAATGTGACGGGCACGGGCTTTCCGACTGTTGAACCGTTCCACGCGATGTGCATAAGCCACTACCAAAAGCACGGCTTTCAATATTTCGGCATGATAACGGTCTGTACAGATGTTGTCAGGGAAAACAATCAGACCTATCGTCTCGGCTGGACGGAGCAGTGCAAAGACGGCACGAAGATGGGCGTCGGCTGTCCTGAATATATCTTGCTTTTCCGAAAACTTCCGAGCGATACAACGGACGGATATGCAGATGCCCCCGTGACTAAAAGCAAAGACGACTATACCCGCGCCCAGTGGCAGATCGACGCGAACGGTTATCAGCGGTCAAGCGGGAACCGACTTGTTACCCGCGAGGAACTCAAAAACGCGCCCGTTCGAGTGCTCGAGAGAATGTATCGTCAATATTCCCGCGAAACGGTCTACGACTACGCCGACCACGTAAAACTCGCCAAAGAACTCGATGAAAAGGGACATCTTCCCGCCACTTTCGCAGTGGTCTCGCCCGGCAGTTGGAGCGACGAGATATGGGACGATATCAACCGTATGCGCACACTCAACACAACGCAGAGCAGACGCCGTCAGAATCTTCATGTATGCCCGTTGCAGCTCGATATCGTGGAGCGGGTAATAAACAGATATTCCAACAAAAACGACCTTGTATATGACCCGTTCGGCGGGCTTATGACCGTTCCGTATATGGCGGTTAAAATGGGGCGCAGGGGCTACGGCTGCGAACTTAACCCCGATTATTTCCGCGATGGCGTGGGCTATCTCGAAGCGGCAGAAGCACAGATAGGCGCACCGACGCTGTTTGACTTAATGGAGGGAGCTTAACAATGAAATTGACATGTAACACATACGACCTCAAGGCGGCTTGTGCCAAAGCTGCAAGAGTTATCGACAAATCGCCGTCTCCGGCTACAAACGGACTCTTGCTCAAGGCAGAAAGCGGAGTCCTGACCGTGACGGGATATAATCTCGCGATTGGGATATCCGTCAAAATCCCCGCGATGATAGAGATTCCCGGAGCGATAATCGCGGACGCGAAGATTCTGACAAATGCAGCAGGAAAGCTGCAAAAGGAAAACACGACACTTTGCACCGATGATGATATTCTCACCGTCCAGAACGGACGCTCGAATCTCAAGGTCAAAGGCATACCTGCGGAGCAGTACCCCGAACTCCCAACTCCCGAAGACGGCACAACTTGCCGAGTTAACGGAGCGAATCTCGTCAAGCTGATTAAAAAAACCGTGTTCGCCGCCGCAGATGATAAGGGCGTGAGAATGACCGTCTCCGACAACCTCAGACTCTGCGCGACTGACGGGTTCACACTCGCCGAGTCAAGCATACCGTGCGAAGAGGGGACAGCACCGAGCGCAACGGCAACAATTCCGCCGAAGGCACTGCTCGAGCTTTCGGACGCGACCGACGCGGTCGAGATATCCGTCTCAAGCAAACATTTTATAGCGCAGACCCGCGATTATACGCTGTTTTCGCGCCTTATGTCTACCGCGTGGGAAATCGATGTGGACAAGATTATCCCCAAAAACACAGCTTCGGTCAAGACGGATTTTAAAGCCCTCACATCTGCGCTCGAAAGAGTTCAGATTCTCGCGAGCATCGAGACACAGCCTGTTAAGATGTCGCTCTCAAGAGATGCCATTGAACTGTCTGTGAGGACGACGATAGGCAGTGCCACCGATTCAGTGATGGGCGAGACCGATTCAGACCTCGTGATAGGAATCAACGCGAGATATCTCGTTGGAGTGCTTAAAGCGGCTGAGACTGACAGCTTTCTTGTCAGCTCTCCCGTGTCTCCGTTGGTATTCAAGGACGACTCAAGCACCTATATTTTACTCCCGGTGCGACTGAGGGAAAGAATATGAGATACAACGACGCAGACCAAACACCGCCCGTTCAGACAACGGCGGCACAGGACGAACAAATAAAACAAATGACAGCAACCGATTGTATCAACTACCTATTTCAAATAATGAAGGGAGAAACAAAAAGATGAAGCTCTATGAACTCGACAACGAATACCTCGATTTTATCGCAGCTGTCGAAGATGGGACAATCCCGGAGGACGCTATCGAAGATACCCTTGAAATGCTCAACGGCGACTACAAAGACAAGCTGGACAACACCGTTTGTGCTATCAAGAATTTGACCGCCGAAGCTAAGATGATAGACGAAGAGATAAAAGCTCTGACGGCGAGAAAAAAAGCAAAAGAAAACTCCGTCGACTATCTTAAAAGCTGCGTGTCTCGCTCTATGCAGTGCAGAGGTGAAACCTCTTTCGAGAGCGCGAGAAACAAAGTTGCTTTTCGCAAGTCTGAACGTCTCGTAATCGCAGATGAAGCCGCATTTGTGGAAAAATATCCGGAGTATGTCACATTTACCCCGAAAATCAGCAAGACCGATGTCAAAACGGCGGTCAAGTCCGGCGAATCGTTTGACGGCGCGGACATTGTGGAAGTTCAGAACATTCAGATTAAGTGAGGTGCAACATGGATAATCTTGAAATTTACAGCAGGGTTTGCGAAGTGCCCGGCAACGCACAGAAGACAATCGCGGCGGGTCGTATCAAAGGATTCACAGACATTAACCCGATGTGGCGCATAAAGAAGCTGACCGAGATATTCGGGGCTTGCGGCATTGGCTGGTATACCGATGATATCAAACACTGGCTCGAGGACGGAGCAGATGGAACAAAGACGGCACATGTCACGCTCAACCTCTATGTCAAGGAAAATGACGAGTGGAGCAAGCCTATCTTCGGAATCGGCGGCGCGTCGTACATATCGAACGAAAAGAGCGGAGCTTATACCTCCGACGAGTGTTTTAAAATGGCGTACACCGACGCGCTTTCCGTCGCGTGTAAAGCGTTAGGCTTTGGCGCGAATGTTTATTGGGCGGCAGGAAGAAGCAAATACAGCTCTCAGAACACTCAGTCGACACCCGCAGACGAAAAGACAAACCGTGAAGCCGTAAATCTTGCCACGCGCGACCTAATGGGCGAGTTTGCAAAGCTCAGAGGGAAAAGTATAGGCGAAGTAGAAAACGCGCTTATGCGCCAAATTTCAGCCCCTGAGGGCATGTCTCTTGAAACTATATCAGACAGTTTGGCAGAAAGGGCAAAAACTCAGATAGCCGTCTGGCTTAAAGCGGCAAAGGAGCAGTCATGACGATTGAAAAAGCCGACTGGCTCTTTGAGTCCGACGGATTCTATCTCAAGTTCAAGGTCAAAAACCGCGAAGAAGGTCAGCGCATAGTGGCAGAGGTTAAATCTTCGGACAAGCCCTATGAGTTGACCGTCGAGAAGAAAAAGCGCAAGCGCAGTCTCGACGCGAACGCCTATTGTTGGGTACTCATCGGAAAACTCGCCGCAAAGCTGCACCTTAGCATGATAGATATCTATCGAGACGCTATAAAAAACATCGGGGATAACTTTGAGACCATCTGTGTGCAGGACAAGGCGGTCGACAAGATCTGCGACTGGTGGGAGCGCAACGGACTCGGGTGGTTGACTGAAACTTTCCCGTCAAAGATACCCGAATGCACGAATATACAGCTGTTTTGTGGCTCGTCAGCATATGACACGGCACAGATGTCCCGGCTGATTGACAACATTGTGCAGGAGTGCAAAGCACAGGGCATAGAAACTATGACCCCCGAAAAACTTGACCGATTAAAGGAGATGTGGAAATGAGGTCGATTCTTCAAGTGGACGAAGATATCTGCTATCTCTGCGGCAGGTCGGGCGCGGCTATGGACTGGCACCACTGTTTCGGCGGTTCGGCACGACACGCGAGCGAGGCATACGGACTCAAAGTCCGCCTATGCCACATGGGTTGCCATATGTACGGCAAGAACGCGGTTCACGACAATCAGGCGGTGATGGACGAGTTGCACCGCGAAGCGCAGAAAAAAGCGATGTCATATTACGGCTGGGATAAAGATGACTTTATCCGGTTGTTTGGAAAAAACTACCTTTAAGGAGTGTTAAAAATGGAAAAATTTGACTGTTTTGCTTATGGTACGTTGGCTAACGGCTCGAAAGGTTGCAGTGTACTGACCGACTGCGTGTGCAGCTCAGGCGAGTGCCCGTTCTACAAAACCAAAGTGCAAATCAAAGAAGAAAAAGAGCGCACCGAAGCTCGAATAAAAAGGCTCTACGGGACGACTACAAAGAAATTTTGGGAACTCAAAAGGAGTGTTAATAATGCTTAATTCAGTGATTCTTATGGGGAGGTTGACCGCCGACCCCGAACTCAGACAGACTCAGAACGGCACATCCGTTACATCGTTCACGGTAGCAGTCGACCGCCGTTTTCAGAGAGAGCAGACCGACTTTATCAACGTTGTCGCATGGAAGCAGACCGCCGAGTTTGTCGAAAAGTATTTCAAAAAAGGCGCAATGATAGCGCTTCGCGGCAGTATTCAGCAGCGCAACTATGAGGACAAAAACGGCAACAAGCGCACCGCATTTGAAGTTATTGCCGACGAAGTTAGCTTCTGCGGGTCAAAAGCGGACAAGCCGCAGACTCCGAACGACGACGACTTCGAGGAAATACCCATAAGCGACGACTTACCGTTCTGAGGTACTCAAATGAACATACTCGACTTTATACCCAAAGGCAAGGAAAACGCGGTCACGCGGGAAGCACTCTGCATTTATACGGGGCTCGACGACCGAACCGTTCGCAAGCTGATAGAGCTTGCAAGGGACGGCGGAGCACCTATTCTCTCATCGTCGCATAGCGTCGGTTATTGGCTTTCCGATGACATTGTCGAGATTAAAGCTTTTCTCAATGAGACAGACCGCCGTTGCAGAAGCTTGTCACGCAGAGCACAAGGGCTCAGACGCTATGTAGCGGAGCGCGAGGGAAAATATGTCGTTCCCGTACAAGCCCATTTCAGGACGATAAAAAGGAGCTGAGGCAATGGAGCTCAAATGGATAAAACTCTGCGTTAATATCTTCGACGATGAAAAAATAGCGCTCATCGAGAGTATGCCCGACGCTGATTCCATAATTGTTATATGGTTCAAAATCCTCTGTCTCGCGGGCAAGCAGAATAACTGCGGCGTGCTTATGCTTAGTGACCGCATACCATACACCGAGGAAATGCTTGCAACTATCTTTCGCCGTCCCATGTCCACCGTGCGACTCGCTCTTACCACCTTTGAAAGCTTCGGAATGATAGAGGTTGTGAACGGCACAATAACTATCCCGAATTGGGAGAAACACCAAAGTGTCGATAAGTTAGCCGAACTCAAGGAGTACAACCGACTCGCACAACAAAAATCCCGCGCAAAAAAGCGTGCCTTGCAGGCTGTCAATGACATGTCAATGACATGTCAACGAAGTCAAGGCATAGAAGAAGATATAGATAAAGATATAGAAGAAGATATAAAAGAAATAGATAAAGAAAAGCCCACGCGCCACAAATACGGTGAATATCAAAATGTCCTACTGTCTGACGAAGACCTTGAAAAGCTCAAAACAGAGTTCCTCGATTGGTCTGACAGAATCGAACGCCTGAGCGCGTATATGGCAAGCACGGGCAAGAGTTATAAAAACCACCTTGCCACTATCAGAAACTGGGCGCGGCGTGACAGCAAGACCCCGACCGCAGATGTTAAGCCAAAAGGACAAGCTTCATATGACATCTCGGAGTTTGAGCGTCAGAACATGTCAAAGCCGATAGCCTACAAGAAAAAATAATGCAGTGCCCGGGCGAAAGTCCGGGCAGAAAGGAAAAATTATGGACTGTAACAAAACAACAAACTTTCTTGCCGAACTCAAGAGACTTTGTGACTCGCGTGATGGGTGCGTGGCTGATGCGGCTTACAAAGAGCGATGCCCGATGTTTGGGTTTTGCGAGGACGTGCTCACAAGGATCTGCGCCGAAGATGTTAAAACGGCAATCGAAATTGTGCAAAAGTGGAGCGACGAACACCCGAAGAAAACATACGCACAGGACTTCTTTGAAAAATTCCCAAAAGCGCCGAACTATGCGGGCGTAAATCCAGTTGTATGCAGGAAAAAAATCTACGGTGAACATGAGAACTGCGATTGCACGGGAGTTTGCTATAGATGTTGGAATGAACCTATGAACGATGAAGAACCAAAAGGAGCTTAACAAAATGAAAATTGTTTTAGACGATGGAGCTTTTAAGCCCTACAAGGCACATCCCGAAGACGCAGGTTTTGACCTCATGGCAAGAGGGCGTCAGACAGTCCCAGCGCATGGTAGCGCAACATTTGACACTGGTGTACATATCGAGATACCGCAGGGATATGTTGGATTTCTCAAGAGCAAGAGCGGACTTAATGTCAAACACGGCATAACAAGTGAGGGCGTTATTGACGCGGGTTATACAGGCAGTATCTGTGTCAAACTTTACAACAACACCAGGATTCCCTATATGGTCGAAAAGGGCGACAAGATATCACAGCTCGTCATTTTGCCGATTTACAGCAACGAGCTTGAAGTCGTCGATAGTCTCGAAACAACGGCGCGCGGCAATAACGGATTCGGTTCAAGCGGGAGGTAAAAAAATATGTTTGAAGTTAATTACAAGGACGATGCCGGGAAATGGCAGGATTCCCCGGTTTACGCCGTCGACGAGAAAGACTCGCGCTTTTTACTTGTCAATGATGACGGACGGTTTTTTTGGATAGAGATAAGCAAATGCCGCGAAGGAGGGAGTGAGTGCTATTATTATGATGAAGATTAAAAATGCTATAACCCCGTATGCTGAACAGTGGGAGGTAAAAATATGACTTGCAAAGACTGCACACACAATGAAGTTTGCTATATGCGGGAAGTCTGCAACGACATTGAAGAGCAAGTAAAAGAGTTGGGCTGTATGGATTTCGTTGCTTGCGCTGATGTACAAGAGATTAAACATGGGAAGTGGATTGAAACTCAAGAGCCGTTGGGTTGGTGCGATGTTGATTGCGCTGAATGTTCTGTTTGCCACGAAAGTTGGATTATAGACGAAGATTCAAGCATTGACGATTACGAATGTATGTGGCACTACTGCCCGCACTGCGGCGCAAAAATGGACGGAGGTACGAATGATGACTTGTAAAGACTGCATACACAATGAAGTTTGTCACATGTGGGAAACCTGCAACGACATTGAAGCGCTTGGTTGTCTAGATTTTATTGCTAGCGCTGATGTACAAAAAATTAAACGCGGCAAATGGATTGAGGATGGCTATTGCGATATTCCTTGCGTGTGTTCGTGCTGCGGAGCGGAAGCACAATATACAAGCACCGTTAAAGAAACACTTGAATATGATTGTGAAGAAAACTTGTGCTCTACAGGATATGAAGAAACAAGAAAATATATTAGAACGCCGTTTTGTTCTAATTGCGGTGCGAAAATGGACGGAAAAGAGGTTGAGGGAGAATGACATACGAACAGACAAGGGAACAATTTTTGCTTGCTTGGAATTCAAACGCTTATCTCAATATGTGCGAATCGGACGATATGCACAACGCTATTGTTGCCCTCGAAAAGCAGATACCGAGAAAGCCTATTGACAAAATAGACCCTATGTTTGGCGATATTTGTATAGTTTGCTCGAACTGCGAAAATACAGATATAGTAAATCCGTTTACTCATAGTATATTCAAGCATTGCCCGAATTGCGGACAGGCTTTAGATTGGAGTGACAACAATGCGTGAGATACTTTTTCGTGGCAAGCGAACAGATAACGGCGAATGGGTTGAGGGATATTATTATAAAGCTAAATATTGCAGAACTGATGATGAGCTTTGTGATTATATTACTATTCCGTACATAGAACAATGCAACTTGCCGGATTCACAGTATATTGTAAACCCTGAAACCGTAGGACAGTACATAGGTCTGAAAGATAGAAACGGCACAAACAAATATTTTTGAGGGCGATATAGTAAAGAGAGTTTGGTTCGGCAAAATGAGCATTTATCAAATTATCTATGACAACGATCTCGCGAGTTTTATCGGGCAAGCGGGTGTGAGATTTACAACATTTGACTATGGTCCAACCGAATTTGAGGTCATCGGCAATATCTATGATAATAAGTTGGAGGATTTTAACAATGGCACTTGCTAAAAGATGTGATAAATGCGGCAACATATATGTATTCCGTATACGCGATAAAACGACTATTTTAGACTGGGACGGTGAAACGGTGTTTGTACGGGGCGAATTCAAAGATTTGTGTCCGATGTGCATGGAAAAGCTAATGAAATGGTTCGAAAGCGAGGATGATTAAATGGCTGATGCAGACAGAGAACGATTGATTGAAATTCCGAAACTTGGTTCTTGTCCATCGCCTTATCTTTGCGACGAGAATTGCAAGTATGCGAACCTTGAACGGTGCTATGAGGAAGGGACGGCAGACTTACTTCTTGAACACGGCGTTATCGCGCCTCCTTGCAAGGTGGGAGATAGGGTTTATAGACCGTCTGATTGTTTAGGCGTTGTCCAATTTGTAATCATATCTTTTAATATCTACCAAAGTGAAATGTTTTTTACAGATGATAGCGAAAATATTATTTATCTTCCTGATATCGGCAAAACCGTATTTCTCACCCGTGAAGATGCAGAACGAGCATTAAAGGAGCGTGAAAACAATGGCTGATGCAGACAGATGTGTTTGTTGCGGAGAGATAGTTCCCGAGGGACGGCAGATATGCCCGCAATGCGAGCGCAAAAGATACATTTACACTATACCCGCTATTCCGCCTTCGCTAAACAAGTTCGCCGGGCGCGGAAACGTCTGGGAATACCGTGGAGATAAAAAACAGTGGCAAGTTTTTTGCGCGGTGTACTGCCTACCGAAGCCCGAAACCCCGATTAAAAAGTGCGTTGTCAGAATTACATACTTTTTCCGAATAAGGCAACGGCACGACCCGGACAATTACAATGGCAAGTTTATTCTTGACGGCTTGAGGGAAGCCGGAATAATTGAAGATGATAGCTTTTCAAATGTCGAGCTTCAGCTGTGCGGGGGCTATGACAAAGAAAACCCGAGAACAGAGATAGAGGTGATATTGTGACCGTTCCCGAATACGTCAACCGAATAAAGCACCTTGACAATGAGTTGTCATTCAAACAGCGTCAGAAATCGGAGCTGTTTGATATGTTGGTATCAATTACCGCCCCGCCGTCCGAGTCGGTGCAGAAGACAGCAGAGGACAAAATGAGCAGCTTGATATCTCAATATGTCGACTTAGGTAACGAAATCGTAGAGATATATCAGAAAAAATTCGCCGCCGAAAACGAGTTTCAGGCTCTTGTGAGCCAACTCCCGCCGCAGTGGGAAGAGTTTCTGCTTTTGAGGCACCTCAGCAGGATGAGCTTTGAAGACATTGCAGAAGAAATGGGATATTCCCGAGAGTGGTGCTGGAAAACGAACAAGAAAGCTTGCGCGGCACTCGAAGAACTCCTCAACGCTAAAAGTGTACAGTAAAATACTGTAAAATACAGTGAAATACAGTTGGGAGATATGATATCATATAGATGTAAAAGTGGACGGGCAACCGCTTTTACTTCTTTTCTCCGTTCATGTTGTTTACCACATCTCCACCGCTCGCCGGTGCGGAAAACCGGCTCCTTTCTTACCGCCTCGCCCTGCGGCGGGTTAATAGCAGGGCTTTTTATGCGGAGCTTTCAGGCGATATGCGCATAAGCGCATTAAAGGTTCGAGTCCTTTGCTCCGATCCAAAAAGCCCGTGTGTACAGCGGGGGCGTGTGGGTCATGCCACAAGCTCGGTACGTCAGACTATCCGCACCTCTCTATGATGTGTCCCAGCGATATCAAATCCGAGTATATGCATCCTTGGCTCAATGGTAGAGCGGCTGCCTTGTAAGCAGCGGGTTGCGTGTTCGAGTCACGCAGGATGCTCCAAAAATCCAAGCGCGAGAAGTTAAGTATCGGGCGTTCCGGGACGAATCGGGCGCACAAGTTTGCGGACGGTAAAACGATGGCTGATGACAAGACGCAGCTCGGGCGGCACATATGGTGGCATACGGTTATCTTCGGGGCTGATATACCCCGACAGTGCACACCTATAAGTTAGTTTCTTCCCGTTGGTTGTCGGTGGTTATTCGGTTGTCGGATAGCCGCCGACAACGCTTTAAAAATTCAGGTGATAACATGGAGATAATTACAAAGAAAGTAAAAGACCTCAAGCCGTATGAGCGCAACCCGCGCAGAAATGACGAAGCGGTGGAGTATGTCGCCGAGAGCATATCGGAGTTCGGCTTCAAAGTCCCGATAGTAATTGACGGTGATGGCACAGTCATATGTGGTCACACGAGGCTAAAGGCGGCAAAGAAGCTCCACTTGGCGGAGGTGCCTTGCATTGTTGCCGATGACCTCGACGACGAGCAGATAAAAGCATTTAGGCTCGCTGACAACAAAGTCGCGGAAAAGGCGGAATGGGACTTCGGCTTCCTTGACAAAGAACTCGGCGGCATATTCAACTTTGATATGGGTAAGTTTGGGTTTAACTTCATGCCGCCCGAAGTCAAGCAAAAGAACAAGCTTGAGACGAAAACGCGCAAAGCAAATATTTTAAATCTTGAACGGGCACAGTTTACAGGCGTCGGAAAATATGACATACCCGAGATACAGCCGGTATATCAGCTCCCGGAGGTCATTGACTGGATTCCATTTGACTTTATGCTCAGTGATAAGCGAAGCCCAGAAGAGAAACAAAAAACAGGTGTTCACTTTTTCCGCGATGATTATAAGTTTGAGCGGATCTGGAACACGCCCGAGAAGTATATAGAGAAGCTCGCGGAATATGCTTGTGTGCTCTCTCCCGACTTTTCACCATACGGCGATATGCCTATGGCAACACAGATATTCAATCATTATCGCAAACACTGGGTAGCGGTCTATATGCAGGAATGCGGGTTAACCGTTATCCCAACTATCAGAGCGAGCACTGATGAGCGCTGCAAAGAGTGGTATCTCGAGGGCGAGCCTCGCGGCAGCGTTATAGCAATTTCAAGCATGTGGACGAAAGACGGCACAACGGGCGCAGATGCGTTCGAATGGGAGTTCCAAACCATGCTTAAGGAGCTGAACCCGTCAAAGGTGTTCGTTTATGGCAAACTACCAAAGACAGAATTTGAAAATATAGAAAGAATCCCGTCTTTTGCTGAGACGAGATTTGCGGAAGATTGATTTTTTAAATCTTGCGTGCTATAATAACAAAAAAGAAAAGGAGAAAAGGAAAATGCTGGTACCCGGATATAACCCTGAAGACCTTGAGAAAATCGACGAGTCAAAGCTTGAACCTGCAACGGATGCAGAAATACAAGAGGCAATACAAGAAGTACTTGACGAAATGGACGAAGAACTCAAAGAAGCTTTCAGCGAAGAGACGCTCGAGCGCGAATACGGCGATTTCATGAGAGAGTTTGAGAAAGCCGAGACTATCGAAGAACGAACGGCTGTTATGGACAAATACCACATCTCATATTAAACGAAGAACAAAAAGATTAAAGAGACTGCATCGGCGGTCTCTTTTTTATTTGCAGGGGGCAAGAAATGGCAAAAGGAAATAGACCTGACAGTGGCTGGGGAAAAGGCGATAACACAGGAGACGAAGGCAGCCGCGTTAGAGCGTTTTATGATAAAACAGAGAAGTTTGCTAACATGTCTATGCATGAGTTTGAAAATGCAATACGTGATAAAAGCGTTGAATATGTTGGACTGTTTGACGCGAACGGAAAACTTGTGGTTGCAGGAACGAGCAACCACAAAGAAGCCGTCGCTATACCAACAGGACACCCAGATTTCAAAAAAGCCGTAATTCTTACACATAATCACCCAAATGACGATAACAGAGTAATAGGTGGTTCTTTTTCTTCAAAGGACATCAAGAATCATATAAGGCTGGGATTTGCTGGAGAATCTCGTGCCGTAGCAAATGGACCGAATGAAAACACATATATTTTTAGAGCAAAAAGAGGCGCAAAACGAAACTCTTATAAGATGATGGCGGCTGCCGATAAAGTAGAAAAAGAATATAAATCCCGAGCGCAAAAATCGGTAGATAGCGTCAGAAGAAAGCTCGCGTTAAAGGGCAAGACCTTAAACGGCAAAGACAATCAGGTATATATCGGAACGGCGAAAAGAATGTGGAAAGACAGCGGCATGGAAAAGTTTGGTTATGAATATGTCGAGGTCAAGAAAAAGCGTTGGTAACAGCGAATTAAAAGAGAGGTGGTGGCATGGCTAAACAAACAGATTTTGCGGGCAAAAGACACACTTTAACAGTGGAAGACCAGAGGAAAGGCGGAAAGCGTTCAGGCGAGGTGCGCCGTGACCTGAGAGATACCCGCGAAATAGTGAGACGCGCCATGTCGATGTACCTCAAAAACAGTGACCCGGCAGAGGTCAACTATCTGAGCGAGATAACGGACGGGGCTAATATATCAGCCAAAGAAGCGATGATATACGCGCAGCTCAACCGGGCGATGAACGGCGATACAATGGCATTTAAAGCGTTGATGGAGCTTGCCGCCGAGAATGGCGGTCAGCAGCAGAGCGACATATCAGAGCTTTACAAGGCACTGGACGGTGACGGCGAATGAAAATAACAACACTGTCGCCGAAGCAAAAGGAGATTTTGCGCTGGTGTCACGGCAAGGATAAAGACAAATATGACGCTATTATATGCGACGGTGCAGTCCGTTCAGGCAAGACCGTCTGCATGATTCTGTCGTTCATTCATTGGGCTATGCGGTATTTTGACGGTCAGACGTTCGCTATATGTGGCAAGACCGTCCAATCGGCAGAGCGTAACATAATAACGCCGCTGCTCGGAATGACCGATTTAACGGCGTATTTTGAGCTTAATTATAAGAGGTCAAGCAAGCTTCTTGTGGTGACCGGAAACGACAAGACAAACTATTTCTATGTGTTCGGCGGCAGAGACGAGAGTTCGGCGTCGCTCATTCAGGGCATGACACTCGGCGGCGTTCTGCTCGACGAGGTCGCCCTTATGCCTCGCTCGTTTGTTGAACAGGCTATCGCGAGATGTTCGGTGACCGGGTCAAAGTACTGGTTCAACTGCAATCCCGACAGCCCGGCACATTGGTTTTACGAAGAATGGGTGACAAAGCCCGAAGAGAAACATGTCTACCACATACACTTTTTATTAACCGACAATCCGTCACTTACAGACGAGATAAGAGAGCGATATTTCAGGCTTTACCCGTCGGGAGTGTTTTATCAGCGGTTTATTTTAGGTCTGTGGGTAGCGGCAGATGGGCTTGTTTACGATGTCGATGTCAACAGTTTAATTGATGATACCGTCCCGGAACAGGGGCGTTATTTTATATCTATCGACTATGGCACATTGAATCCGTTTTCGGCGGGTCTGTGGTGCTTAAACGGCAAGACGGCGACGCGCATTAAAGAGTTTTATTATGACGGCCGCAAGCGACAGAGACAAATGACCGACGAGGAATATTATAAAGCGGTCGAAGAACTCGCCGAGGGCTATGACATTGAGCGAATAATTGTTGACCCGTCCGCCGCGAGCTTTATCACTTGCATAAGAAAGCACGGTAAGTTCTCAGTGCGCAAGGCAAAAAACGACGTAATTGACGGGATCCGAGTCACTTCTGAGATGGTCAAAGGCGGCGTTATAAAGATAAATTCGAGCTGTCAGGGCATCTTGAAAGAGTTCGGCATGTATCGCTGGGATGATAAATCGACCGTCGACAAGGTTGTAAAGGAATACGACCACGCGATGGACGATATGCGTTACTTTTGTTACACGGTATTAAGGAGGGAACTCCGCTGGATGGGATACAGAGGGGACAAAAATGAAGAAAATCAAGATGTGGATATGTGAAAAATATCTGCCGTCATACGCCAAAGAGAGCATGAAAGAAGAGCTCCGGAGCTTGAATCTTGAGGTAGACGAACTGACGCGCGAGAACGAGCGTTTGAGGGCGTATATCGCAGGGCTTGAGCGCGGCGTTAGGTCACTCAAAAAGATAGTAATAAACACGGAGGGCAACAAATGAGCGTTATATCTGCGCTGCTTAATTGCGAGAAAATATATAATTTCAGCGATGCATTCGGGGTCAAAGATATCACGACGCGAGAAATGAAAACCGCTATCAAGCTATGGCTCGAGATGTATTTCGACCACGAGAGCGACGGTCTCGACGACTGTCAGCGACTGCCCGTTCTCGTCGTCAATAAGCTTATAAAGACCACTTTTTCAGAGTATGAGACAAGCACTAAAAACGCATTTGCAGAGCGAGTTCTCGGCGAGCTGGAAGAGATACGACGCGAAGCGTTTCAGCAGGCACTTATCTCCGGCGAATGCCTTATAAAGCCCGTACCAACTGCGGACGGGTTTTATTTTGTCCCGATTAGGCGCGATTGCTTTATACCGCTGGCGAGAAACGAGCTGAACGAGCTTACAAGTGTTGGAACTGCGGAAACGACAATCGAAGACGGCAAATATTATACTTTGCTCGAGCGCAGGACGGCAGGGCAAGCTTTAACGATAGAAACAAAGCTCTTCCGGTCAAGCGACTCAAACACGCTCGGCGTGGAAGTCCCACTCGACACGCTCGAAAAATATGCGAATTTAGAGCCTGTGGCGGTGTTGCCCGTTGACGGAATCGGTCTTGTATCACTCAAAACGCCGCTTTACAACACGGTTGACGGTTCGGCGGACGGCGTAGCGATATATGCACCTGCGGCACAGCTCATAGCGCGAATCAACCGTAACGAATGGCAGCTTTCCCGCGAGTTTGAACTCGGTAGGGCGCGTATAATGGTGCCCGAAGACCTCACCCGGCAGAAGCCCAGCGAGAACGGAAATACGAAGACGCGCAGTCTCGAAGATGATATCTTTACCGCTTTTGACGAAGACCCGCAGGACTTCGGCGTTACGATATTCTCGCCCGCGTTCCGCGAGCAGAGCTATCTTACAAGAAAGACCGAATATCTGCGGAATATCGAAAGTCTTATCGGCTTTAAGCGCGGTATTTTGTCAGATGTGCAGGAAGCCGAGCGAACAGCTACGGAAATAACGTCTTCTGACGGTGATTATAATCTGACTATAATCGATATGCAGGGGATTTGGACAAAGACAGTTAAAAAGCTACTGGAACTTTGCTCGGAGCTTGGCGCGCTTTATCATATCGGCGGTTATGCGCCTATCGACCCGGACGAGGTTACACTCGACTACGGCGACGGTGTTCTTTATAATCGCGACAAGACGTGGAATGAGTACTGCGCTATGGTGCAGATGGGACTTATTAAGCCGGAGATAGCTGTTGCGTGGTATTTTGAGCTGCCGTGGGACACTCCGGAAGCTATCCAAAACATACGAGACAACTATATGCCCGAGATAGAGAGCATGACGGCAGGAGTTGAGTAACTATGCTACCGCCAGATAGCATTGACGCATTGAGAACACTCGCGATGCAAATAACAGACCCGATGACCGACTTCTTGCTACGGGATATCGCCCGCAGAGTAGCCGAAGCGGGGCAGATAACCTCTACGGCAGGATATCAAATATGGAAGATACAAGAGCTCGGAAAAAGTCAAAAAGAAGTCAAGAAAAAGCTTGCCGAACTGTTGAATGTATCTCTCGACGAGATAGATGAGATATTTGAACAAGCGGCAGAAGAAGGATATAAATTTGACTTGTCAAAGTTGCCGACCGTTGAAGGTGTCCCGTTCGAGGAAAACGAGAGCTTACAGCAGATAGTCAAAGCGGCGGTCACGCTTGCGCAGGACGACTTCACCAACATAACGCAGACCATAGGCATGATAAGCCCATACGGGCAGAGATTGCCGCTTTATGATGCTTATAACGCCTGCTGCGACTTTGCCTTTAAACAGGTGTTCACGGGCGCGGCAGACTATAACACGGCGGTTCAAATGGCGTGCAGAAACCTCTATCAGCGGGGGCTTGTCACTGTTGACTATGAGAGCGGTGCGAAAGCGTCGATAGAAACGGCGGTCAGGCGTAATATTATGGGCGGTCTCGGTCTGATGCAGGAAAAAATCAGCGAACAAAATCACGAGAAGTACGGCGCGGACGGCTGGGAAATATCAGCCCACGCCGCAAGTGCTCCCGACCACGAGCCCATACAGGGCAAGCAATACAGCGATGAGGACTATCAAAAGCTCAACGATAGTCTCGTTCGCCGAATCGGCACTTTGAACTGCGGTCATGCGGCTTTTCCTATCTTTTATGGCGTTACCGAACCTACATACACTGCCGAGCAGTTGGAAGCCTTTAAAAGGGCGAACGCCGACGGCATAACATATCAAGGCAAGCACTACACCACCTATGAAGCGACACAGGCGCAGCGGCGGCTTGAAACTGCTATCCGCAAATGCAAGCGAAAGATAACGGTTCTCGAGGGCGCGGGCGACGACGATGCACTCAAGGCGGCGAGAACACGATATACCCGCCTTAATCAGGAATATGCGCGATTCTCCAAAGCGGCAGGACTGCGGACACAAACTGCGCGTCTGGAAGCGGCGGGATTCAGTTATAAACAAGGCAGAGAAGCCGTAAAAGGAAGTGATTAAATGAACATCTCAGGCAAGGAATACGAAGAGGTTATTATAACCGCAGAGGACGGCGAAGTTCTTGCGGTTGTCTCAGATAGCGAGATAATAGAAAAGAAAGATGTAAAGGTCATTTTGACCCCAAAACACGATTGACACAATTCAATAATCTCAGCGTTTCGCATTCGTGCGAGGCGCTGTTTTTATATCCATTTTTACCCCGCCACTGGTTCATGTGGCTAAATTCTGACCGCAGACAGAGCGGTATATAAGCAATGTTCAGGAGGATTTTACTATGGAAAACATTCACGCTATTCTCGAAAAATACGGTGTTACCGTTGCCGAGGATAAGAAAGCAGACTTCGACAAGGCAGTCGCGGAGAACTATAAGACCATTGCCGAGTTCGGCAAGGTTACGGCGGCACGTGACAACTTCAAGAGTCAGCTCGACACCGCTACAAACTCACTCAAAGAGTTCGAGGGCGTAGATGTTGAGGATTTAAAAGGCAAGATAACAAGCCTCACAAATGACCTCAACACGCAGAAAACAAAATATGAGCAGCAGCTCGCCGACCTCGACTTCGAGAACGCGCTCGACCTTGCTATAACTGGCAAAAAAGGTAAGAGCGTGAAAGCAGTCAAGGCGCTGCTCGATGTTGACGCACTCAAGGCGAGCAAAAATCAGCGCGACGATATAGATGCCGCGCTCGAAACCCTCAAGAAAGACAACGGATATCTTTTTGACGAGGAAAATAACACACCTCCGCCCTATGCTGGCGGAACGGGAAGAAAGCAGAATCCGAACGGCGATATGACTCTCCGCTCTGCGCTTTCCGAGAAATTTTCAAAGAAAGGTTGATTTAAACAATGGCAATTACTCTTGCAGAAGCAAAGGTCGGCATGGCTGACCATGTAGATCAGATGGTTATCGACGAGTTCAGACGTTCGTCTCTGCTCCTCGATATGCTCACATTCGACAACGCGATTTCACCCGGCACTGGTGGTTCTACTCTGACTTACGGCTATATTCAGCTTCAGACTCCCTCCACCGCCGCCACTCGTCAGATTAACGGCGAGTATACCTCGAACGAGGCAAAGCGCACCGAAAAGACCGCAAAGGCGATAATCATGGGCGGCAAGTTCAGTGTCGACCGTGTTATCGAGAATACCTCCGGCGCGGTTGATGAGATAGCATTTCAGCTCCGCGAAAAGGTCAAGGCAACGACCAACTATTTCCACAACCTCGTTATTAACGGCTCTTCGGCAAGCACCGGAGCAGGCTATGTGACCAACACTTTCGACGGTCTGAGAAAGTCCCTCGCTGGCAAGTCCACCGAGATAACTTCCACTATTGACCTCTCCGATTCGTCCAAACTCGATGCCAACTACGCCGCATTCCTCGACGAACTTGATGAGCTTGTTCATAAGGTTGACGGTAAGCCGTCGCTCCTGCTCATGAATGGCGATATGCTCCTCAAGGTCAGAGCTTGCGCCCGCAGAGCTGGTTATTACTCCCGCGAGCGTGACGATTTCGGTCGCTGGGTTGAGATGTACGGCGATATCCCCATGCTCGACGCGGGCAAGTACTACGACGGCAGCGCGTCCGTTGACTGCATAGGCACTTCCACTCCGTCCTCGACTGCGGCTGGAACTTCGAGCATTTACGCCGTAAACCTCGGACTTGACGCATTCCACGGCATCGCGCCTACGGGAACGGGCGTTATAAACACCTATCTTCCCGATATGGCTGCTCCCGGAGCAGTCAAGAGCGGCGAAGTTGAGCTTGTTGCGGGTGTGGTTCTCAAGAATACCCTCAAGGCGGCAGCTCTTAACGGAATTGCCATTAAGCCCAAGACCGCATAAGGAGTGACCAACGATGACACAGTATGCAGACTACGGCTACTATCTCAATGACTATCTCCACGGCGGGGACGCTATGAGCAAGGACGACTTCGACTTTTTCGCCGTCAGAGCCTCCAAGGTTATTGAGCGGCACACATTCAGCCGGATTGAAGAAGTGACGGAAGCGATTAAGTCTTGTTGCTGCGAGCTCGCCGAATGTTTACAGTCGGAACATAGCGCAGACAACCAGAGCGGCAAGACCTCCGAGAGCGTTGGCAGCTACTCCGTATCTTATGCATCGGCAACCGACAGACACCGCGAGAGTCAGCAGGAATATAGCCGTATTCTGCATCTGTGGCTCGGTGACACGGGTTTACTTTACAGGGGGTAAAGATGTATACCAACACAAAAGCAACCGTGTACCGCCTTATAGGGGGCAAATACGAGCGGATATTCCTGCCACGCGTTTTTTGGGATATGAAGTCGACCGCCTCGACGGGCAAAAACGGCAAGACCGAGAGCGACACGGTGACGGTTTTTCTGCCGTTGCTCTTGCGGCTCACTCCGCAGAAAGACCTTATAATCAAAGACTCTGTGCCTCTGACGATTGATAACTCGACCGAAGAAGCTCAGAGCGCGAGCGTAAAAAAGCTTTTTGCCAGGTATGATGTCCACACGGTCATGGCTTGCCGGATGTGCGATTATGGCTCGGCGGAAATGCGCCACACCGAGCTTGACGTGAGGTGATAGCGTGTCCGACAAAATAAAGCAACCCGACAATATGGAATATACCGGGACGATAAATGTCAAAATTCACTGGAATCCGCAATTTGCAGAAGAAATGAACCAAAGGGCGTATAGAATCCAGTGCGTTATCGACTCTAATGTCATTAAGTTTATGACACCGTATATCCCGTATCAGTCCGGCTTTTTGGCGACAAAGGCATTGACTACCCCTACTGTCATAGGTACTGGCGAAATCCGACAGTTGGGTCCCTATGCGCATTATCTGTATATGGGCGAGATATATGGTCCCAATATCCCAGTCAAAGAAAAAGGCGAGATTGTGGGTTGGTGGTCACCGCCGAGTAAAGCCCCGACAGGCAGACCGCTGACGTATGATACCACAAAAAATCCGCTCGCAGGTTCGCACTGGTTTGAGCGTATGAAAGCCGACCGTGCGGACAAAATTCTTGCCGACGCGCAGGAGGCGGCAAATAGATGAACATAATCGAAACCGTAAAAAAAACACTCTCTCAGTGCCCTAAAATAGACGACTTTTGCAACGGCTTGCATGTCGATTTCTCCGAGAATAAAAGCGGAGATTTCGGACTCTATTCGTCGGGCGATGCGCTTGTCGGAAAAGATATTTTAGGCAATGAGAAACGCAAACACAGCTTTGTACTGTACGCCAACGGCAGACCGTTTAATGAGTTTGACCGACTGGCGCACAGTGCTTTTTTATTGGAGCTGAACTATTGGCTCGAGAAGCAGAAACATATCGCGGTGACATCTGTTGTCGACGGCAAAGAGCTGCCGGGTGAGATAACAAAAATGAGCTGCGCAAATGCGATGCTTTTTGCAGTCCCGACAGGGAACGTGAACGACGGCGTCACATATCAGCTTCAAATCTACGCCGAATATACCATAGAAAGTGAGGAGTTTTAATGCCTGGAACTACTGCCAATACGGCAAACGCAAAGATAGAGCGCAAATATCTTGCACACTACATCGATTCGTCGTTTAATGGCACAGCTGCAAACTATGTCCGTTTGGGCAAAGACCTTGAAGAGTATGCGATTGAGATGAATCCGGACTCGGAGACTAAAAAGAACATACTCGGCGAGAACTCGACCAATGTCAAAGGTTACGAGCCGCAGGGCTCTGTTGACCCTTATTATGCTTATAGCGGCGACCCGCTCTATGAGCACCTTGCGTCCATAATCAACGACCGCGCGACTGGCTCGGCTCTTGAAACAACTGTCGTTGACGCGCTGTTCAAGACCGACGGCTCGTGTGAGTGGGCGTATCGCGAGAACGCTATTATCATTCCGCAGTCGATAGGCGGCGAAGACGGCGTTCAGATTCCCTTTGAAATCCACTACAACGGCGGACGCACAAAGGGAACTTTTGATGCGGCAACAAAAACGTTTACCGCAGATTCGTCCAAGTAATCAAAAAAGGGGGGCTGCTTCGGCAGCCTCTCTCCCTTTTTAGGAGGTAAAACATGGCACAGCAGCGACAGAGTATAAACTTTGACGACGGCTTTAAAAGCTACGAAATTAACGGCGACCCGCAGAGAATTGTCCGTATAGATACCGCCGACTACGGACTTATAGAGCGTCTGCGGAACGCTAAAAACAATATAAACGAAGAAATGAAGAAATATGAGAACATCAAGATAAAGAGCGACGGTTCGGCAGACCTTGACGATGAGACGGCAGCTGACGGAATCCGCGACCTCGGCAAGTTTATCTGCGGTCAGTTCGACTATATCTTCAACTCCGAAGTGTCCGGCGTTCTGTTCGGCACAGCTTCACCGCTTTCAACTCGCGGCGGCGTTCCGCTTTTCGAGCGCGTTTTCAATGCAGTTCTTCCGATTATAGAAACTGACATAAAATCCGAGCAGAAGAAAGCCGAAGCCCGTATCAAAAAGTACGAAGCCGAAGCCGCGAGGTTTAAAAATAGCTTATGATAGGCTATCTTCCGACCACGCTCGAAGTGGCAGGCAAAGAATATTCTATCTGCTCCGATTATCGCGTTGCGCTTGTCATTTTCGAGGCGTTTGACGACCCGGAACTCAATGAGTATGACAAAATGGCAGTTATGCTGGACTGTTTATATAAAGAGCCAGACTCGATACCGAGAGAAGCCTGCAACGAGGCGATTGAAAAAGCGTCGTGGTTTCTTGATGGCGGTGAGGACTATAAAGAAGTAGGTCAACAGCGACAGAAAAAGGTCATGTCCTGGTCTCAGGACGAAAAGATGATTTTTTCCGCAGTAAACAAGACCGCCGGGCAGGAAGTCCGCGCCGTGCCCTATATGCATTGGTGGACATTTCTCGGCTATTTCGCAGAGATTGGCGAGTGCTTTTTCTCGACAGTCCGTTCTATCCGCGAAAAGAAGAACAGACACAAGAAACTCGACAAGTGGGAGCAGGAATTTTACAAAGAGCACAAAAAGATGATAGACATTGAGCGCAAATACTCGGCACAGGAACAGGCAGAACGTGACGCGCTCAATAAACTTTTAGGATAGCGGGGGGGTGATTGAATGGTTGACGGCTCTCTCAAATTTGACACAAAATTTGACACGGACGGCGTGAATAAAGCGACGGACATGGTGAATAAATCGGTGTCACGTATGTATCAGCGCGTCAAACAGGCGTTCAGCGGCAAGGAAGTTGACCAATCGTCGGCGAAGATGAAACGGTTGCAGAACAATGTCGATGAAGCAAAGGTCAAAGTCGAAAAGCAGATAGCCTAAGTCGAAAGACTG